GGTATTGATTATTAAGCTGCATACCGATGTTTTTATTCAGATTCTCGGGATTTACGGTAAAATCTTGGTTGCTTAATTGGCTAATGGCATTTGTTGCACCGGGATTTAAAGTCGGCAGCTTAAACAAATCAGATGCAGTGGCATTATTCCCCATTTGCCCAGTAACATTGGTTGCATAATCTTTAAAAGCCTTTTGCAATTCGGGAGGGAGAAGAGAAAATCCGCTTTGTGAACTATTGCCCGATTTACTATCAGAGCCTCCAAGAATATATTTTGCTGTGCTGCTCATGCTTCCACCCCAAGTTCGTAAATTTTTTCACTGCTTTTATAACCAAACCGTTCGTAAACTTTGCCGATTTTCCCGTCACGCTCGGCAATAGAAATTCGTGATGCCTTAACATACATGGCAATCTCACGGATTTTATCAAAAATCTTTTTTGCCGACCGCAAACCGTGCCGAAATTCCGGCTTTAAATATATATCATGTATAAGAATATTACGTTTTTTCTTATCATGTAAGGGGGTAATATAGAACATGCACACATACCCCACCAACACGTCATTCTCGCTTCTTATCGCAAGAAAACGCATACGTCCGCTTTTCTCTGCATCATGGTAAATATCCCATGCAGGATCGTAATCCAAACCCTCAAGCGGAATTTGTTGCCAGCTTTCCCGTCCAAGCTCGACAAGCCCGTCTTTAAGCAAAAACAACAATGGTTCAATTTCTAATTTTATCATCTAATTCTCCTAGCTCGGATAGTACCGAATGCAGAAAATGTGCTTGTTGTAAAAAATGCCGACGCAATTAAATAAATTGTCGTTTGTGCCGATATTTTTACTCTGCTTAATCCTGTTGCAATTGAGGGAGTTCCTATAGCACCGACCACCGGTAACGTGCCGCCCCAAGTTTGCTGCACAAAGCCACCGCTCGGGGCTGCGGCGTGAGTATTTGCGGTATTGCTTATACTTGCCGTAACCTGCCCATAAGTCGTTGTCGAGCCACCGGTAAAACCAACAATTCCCGACACGTCCCAGTCACCTGCCGACAAGGAAATTGAGGTAACGGTTTTTGCTGTTACGGAAACCAAAGAAACGGCAGAACCGCTACCGACAATTGATTCAACATATTCTCCGACATTGCCGGCAGCAGCGTCGGAATTATCAATTACACCTTTGATCGGATAAAACCTATTCGATAAATTATTCCAGTCGTTTACGTCATTGCCACGCTCACGAGTAATGAAATCAAGCACATTTTTGAGACTAGCATTTTTGTCATCTTGTAAAATTGGGTAACTTTTCATAATGGCGACCCCTCTTTTACCCAATCGTGCCATTGTCCGCCTTGCCATTTTTGACCGATTGCACTTCCCGTCAATTTATATTGCCACAACCGAGCCATTGATTGAGTCGGCATAAATTCGGTCGTCGGCGTTATGGTATAATTTGCATCGGAAACGCTTTGAGGTGATTGAGGAAAACGCTTGCTTATGATTTCAACATTTATATTTCCCGTTTGCACGCTATCGGGAACAAAGGCGGTAAGCATATAATTTTTACTTGAAATAACACGCCCTGAATTCCTGCTAAAATCGCCGCCACGAACATTTGTTTGCAATGTCCACGTCATAGGAGAGCCGTTTGCATCAGTGCCGATTTCATGATTATAAAGCACCGCATTGCTATCAATAAGTCGAGGATACCCGTAAATATTATTTGGATATTCTGCACATAAGCGGTCGAAAGTATCCATAGTCCACGTCAAATCGGTACGATTGAAGCGAGCAACGCTGTCGCATTCATTACTTGACTGGCTCGGATAATGAAACCAAATCTCATCAAATAACTCATTGAACCAAGCAAAACATTTTGCCGCCTGCCCACGATTTATATTGCCAAACACATAATTGAGAATTGTGCTTTGAGTTTGGGTATTGGAAGGAATAATACTTACGTTACCGCCAGCCCACATATAAAAATTGTTTTGTCCCATCCAATAAGCCACGCCGGCAACCGCACAGCGTGCCATAGGTGCGATAATGCCGATATTGTTCTCAAGTAGCTGCAAACTCCAAATTGCATTTGCCACGCCTGCCGTGTAACCTAAATAGCTGAATAAATACGTTTGATAATCGGTAAATATCAGATTTACGCCGGCAACCGAAACATGAGTTCTAAATTGTCCGGCTTTCACTTCGGTATAATCAAAAACCTGATTGCTTGATGAAGATGTCCATTGCGTGATATTACTTTGATCGCTTGCAAAAATTCGATTAGGAATTCCACCGGCTCCAAGCGTGACAAGAATATTATTGGAAACAAACGCATAATTTACAGCAGTCGGAGCATTTGCAACTAGAGTCGGAGCGGTATTATTGCTTCCGCCCCAAGAATAAATCCCGGTTTGATTTCCTGCCGTAAGGATAACATTTGTGCCAAATCTGCTAATAAACCAGATTCTCGGATACTGGAGGGCAGAAGATGATAGGAGGGCTACCCCATAAAGCCCCACGCCATAAAGCCCCATACCATACCCCTGCCCAATAGATTCGTCAACCGCACCTGCTGGGATTTCCTTTTGATATAATGTACCTGCACCACCGCCATTTGAAACGCTGGAAGTCGCCATTCCCTGCGTAACAATAAAAAAACGATTGACATCAATATATCTCATTACAAATTCTTGATTTATATATGTCGCCGCTGAAATTCCGCCAATATCGGCGGCACCGGATATTTTTACACGAGAGCCATTTGCAAGCCCGTGCGATGTAGCGGTGACGGCAATTAGTCCGCTAAATTTGGTTATTGATGCACCTCCGCCCGTTCCTGTGGCGGTTGCATTTGTGCTGACTATCGTCGACCAAGTATTAACCCCAACGGTATGCACAACATGAAGAGTGTTTATTTGTCCGGTAGTTATCCCATTGAAAGCGGTTGCCCCTGATATATTTATAATATCCCCGACACGATAAGCAGATGCGTTTACATCGGCAAAATTTAAAATCGAACTTCCATTTACGGTAGATATTGCATTGGTTGCCAAAAATGTTGCATCGGTTTGTAAAGAATTCGGGATTGAATTAGTCGTGGTAGAAAGTGGAGTAATATTGGTTAAAACCGAGCCAAACAAAGAATAAAGTTTCGAATTTGTGCCGATAATACTCAAAATTTGCGTTCCGACAATTGCACCGAATAAAGCCCGTGCTTTTCCTGATATAGTTGCGGATTGCGAAAACAATGCAGCCGACCAGCCACCGATTTTTTGCGGCATTCCAAACCGAAACCGAATTTTATCCGCAAAAGTATAATGCGTAGTTGCCATTGCACTTTTGTCAGTGCTTGGCTGAACGCCTGCCTCAATTGTGATAGGTATGAGTTGACTATCTGAAGTAGTCATATAACCTCATGTTTTTATAATATAATTCAAGAACATCATTGGCTGCAAGTTTTGCGAGTTGCCGGCACCTGAATATTGCACGGCAATACCTGTAGTAGCAGACTGCAAATTGATTTGCGTACCGTTGGGACCGGGTGAACCAGTAGCAACCGGAGTTGTGCCGCCCCCGATACTGGTTGAGGCAATATTATTATAAGTGTGAGTATGTCCCGGGTCGGTTATTCCGTGAGTATGGCTTTGCAAGAACTCGCTACCGCCATTAGCACCAAGTGAGCTTGCAATCGTGGTAATTCTGCTTGCAGAGCTTCCACCCATATTATCAAGCCCGATTGCCGAGCGACCTCGCAAATCAGGAATATTAAAAGTCGTGCTTCCGTCGCCTGCACCGTATGTTGTGCTAATTGCCGAAAACAATGTGGCATAGGTTGAGCGAGAAATAGCCTGCCCATAACATAAAAACCAGCCCGACGGGGCGGCACTGCCTGCAAAAGGGCTTATCATACCGGAAGGCACGATAGTCAAACTATGGATAATGCTATCGATGCTATCCAAATCCATATTCAAATAACCGCCCCATAAATCTTGGTCGGTCGGGTCATTTACATTCGGTTTCTGGAAGCCGTAATATGTTGTTTGAGTTGGCATTTTACAATCCTAATCTATGAGTCCATAAAGAAAACAAAGTGTTGGTTGGACGAAGTTTTTGCCCGTCAAGGCTGGATTGAGACACGTTTGCCAAGTTGCAGCGAGCCTGCCAAACCTGATTTGGATCGGGCAGATACTCGCCTTTTAAATGGCTTATCGTATTCCCGGAATTATCCACCCGATAATAGCAAGTATCATCGGGATTATAAGACCAATTGGTAAGCCCATCATCATCTTGGCAAACAAAATCCATATCAATTGTACCCGGTAACAAAGGCTTGCCACAAGTTCGCATCGGAAGCAGTGGTTGCACAGTTAATTGTAAAGGCAATAATAATCGGAGACGCTTCATTTAGAGTCAAAGCAGCTGCAAGCCCTGCACCGCTATGCGTACCACCGATAACCGTTGCAACTTGTTGGTATGATTGCGTGTTTGAATTTGTTACACCGTATTTGCTGACTTGGGTAGCCAAAGCCCAACCTACGCCTGAAGCGGCAGAAACACCGGTTGTGGCAATAGTTGTGCCGCCGACAACCGCAGAGCCGACTACGGCACTGGTTGCACCAATAATAATTTTGACGGTTTTGTTATTTACTGTCGCTGCAAAGTTTCCGTTTGCACGAATATCGAGCAAGTCACCTGCCGAGTTTAGAGAGTTTGCAGGCATCGAATAGCTTGCAACAACTATATCATTTGCACCGGCTGAAGCAGGGCTTGTGCCGTTTGAAGAAAATTTAAATATATCGCCGCACAAACCGCTATTGGCTAAACCGGAGCCAAATTGCTGGGTTGATAAACCGCTAAGATTTGCCGCTAGAATATTATATTTTAGCATTTTGGTTAGATAACCGAGTGTAATATCACCTGACATTTTGAAAGCTCCTTAAATAATTGTTTCAATAGATAATTCGCCACTTGCGACATTGTCACCCGTGCGTTTGCGTAAAAGATTATATTCCCGTTCAACTTTTGCTTGGTAAGTTGATTCCATTTTAGAATCTTGCCGATTTTCCCCATAAAGCCGAGCCAGTGCCTCATAATAAAGCAATCTGTCTGCATTATTGGTAAAGTCGTTAGAATCCCCGGGATTTACTAAATCGGAATAATCTTTGATATAATTGACAACCAAAGAATAAGCGAGATTTGGCAAGAAATAGAACTCATAATTGCCGTTGCGGAAACAGTAAGCATATGGCAAGCCGATTCCGTTTATAGACATACCGTCAAGTTGAGCAGGCGAGATTTTTTTCATTCTATAGCGAAGGCTGCTATAATAAATCACAAATCCGTCTTTTTGCTTTTCATAAAGAAAATTGCTCGGCAATACCGGAGCATTTGGATAATTTGCAACCGAGTTTCCGTAACCTAAAACATAGGGGTCACTTCTGGCAGAGCCGTCAAGTGCCGCACTATTGTCCATTGTCAAAGTAACCTGTGCCTCATTGAACCAAAAAGATTTTTGTTTCCAGTAATGCAAAGCATCGTTTATTGCGTCCTGAACATCGCCCACCGCAATTGCAGTGTTGCCACCGTCGATTAGTTTTTTGCTAATCTTTGCTTGCAGTGAGCTAAATGTTACAGTCATGCTATACCTTAAACGATAGAGTTATAGTCATAAGTTCCGAGTGCGTTAAAGCTGATATTGTTGGTTGTGGTAGTGGTAGCACCGCCGATCAAAGCAACAATCCAGCCGTTACCCAATGCTTGCCATTGCGAGCCGGCAACCACGGCAGGAGTCAAAAGACCGCCGGCAGCAGCATTTGAGGACGCAGTCAAGAATCCGTTGGTTACGCTGGTTATAGTGCTGTCCTCATAATAATAACCGAGTGCAGCGGTAACCGAAGTACCCAAAGCGGCAGTTTGAAACCATGAGCCGTAAGAAAGTTTGAAGCCTTTACTAAAAGCAAACAAACCGATTAACTGTCCGACTACGGTACCGGAAGGAACGCTAACCTGCCCGATATATGAGCGAGCATTACCGCTTCTTTCGATTTTAGTGCGAGCAATAAAATCTTGGTAATCGTCCGTAAAACCGGTTGGAACGATATTAGGATATTGTAAAGCCATAAAATTTTCCCTTTTCTATTAAGCGTGAGCGGCTGCATAAGTAGAAAGAACCATTACACCGACATCGTCTTTATTGGTCGGAGATAGTTTTTTCATACCGTAAATCAATCGGCATTCCATACCTTTGTAATAATCATAGTCTTTCAACATGCTGAAATATTTTACAGGCACTTCTTTGTCAGTGATACGTCCGCCAAACGGTGAAGCATAAGCAAGGGCATCTTTACCGACTAACACCGCACGACGGGTAGTGGTAATTACTGCACTGCTCGAGCTGTTTTGCCCGTAAGCAACACGTGGAGCCATGTAGATATCGATATTTCCGTATTGTCCAACCGAGTAAAGATTGTTTTTAAAGACGTTTTCGATGCGGTTGTTTTTGTTATTGCCAATCATTTCAGATAACGCAATGTTGAACCACTGGATTTTACCGGTCGAGTTTTGCTTCAAGTCGGTATATTGTTCAGGCGAGATAAACAACATAAAGCGGTCGTTTTCAAGCGGAGCAATCGGCTGGTCGGAGCGTTCGTTTTTCTCAATCGCCCAATCCAACAAGTCCAAAGACATAATATCGGAAGAGGTAAGATTTTCGTCGCCTGTGTAAGAAGTGCTTGGACGAATGATACGGTTGGTAGTCGGTGCAATAATCGGATTGTTACCTTGAACATGAATAATGTTCGAGCTGTTATAGGTAGTTCCGTTTAGTGTCAAAGTGGTAGGGTTTGAACCTGCAAGCTGGTTGAACATCGAAGCGTCGACAAGTTCAGCCGCACGACGACCGAGAACCACAGCGGTTTCTTCCGAGAAATTAACCTCGGTGCGTTGCTGCTCGATAGTGTCATCGTTTGGATTTAGAACGGCAAAACGGCTTACGTTAATCGCAAGAGTGGCGTTTTGCAATGAGAGTGCTTCTTCATTACCGTCGAGAGTTCCACCTTCACCTACGGGAACACCGGTAAGTTTACCGATATACGAGAAGGTAAGCTGGTCACCACGGGAAACATCTTTGTTCATTAGTTTTTTAGGAAAATGAACTGCACCGGTTTCAAACATTTTTGATAGAGCGGTACGAGCCATAGCTTGAATCCACCCCTTTTTCTCCCAAACTTTTACCGTTAGGGCATTGTTAGTTAGCATTTGCGAACTTGACATAATTACTCCATATTGGAAATTGATTAAAAAAAGACAAAATCAATCATCGGAGTTTCTGCTTATTTAGAGGAGCGACCCTGCCTGTCCGTTTACCCGGTGGACGAATCCGCTTTGATGAGCGGCAATTAACGCTTGCATTCGCCTATATTTAAAGCCTGAAGGAAGGCACTATCTTTTTGGCAAGATGTAGCCGAAAGTTATTTTAGACACTTACAAACCTCGCTATGCGGTAATAAAAGAATATATTGCTTGGCGTTTTCTTGCAAGCATAAAAAAACCCACCGGGTTTTATGCGGTGGGTCAAAACAAGAAGGTCTAATATGCAAAACCTATGTTATCGATTTTTTACAGCTTTGCAAGATTAAACTGTGTGAGCCGGTTCTAAATCGGTAAGAACGTGCAAAACATTATCTGCAACGCCCGAAATAGCTGTTTCCAAGGTTGCGGATACTTCGGTCAATTTTGCTTCAATTGCCGTAAAATCAACAACGGGAGCAGGAATTTGCAATTTAGCAATCTCGGCTTCCAAAGCTGCGGTAATTGCGGCAGGTAATGCGTTGATTGCAGTAACGAGTGCGGATTGATTATTTTCGACTGCTTGAGTAAGTGCGTTAAGCGAAGCAACTGCGGTAAGTACATTATCGGCTATATCGGTCATGGTGTTTCTCCCAAAAATTATATTAAAAAGATTTGTCATAATTAGAATCCTATTGATTGTAAATATGCGACATCGGCAGCATCAAGATTCATAAGCTGGAACGGGGTCATCTCTGCCGCTTCCTGCAAGGTTATACGTGAACCCGTGCTTTGTCCACCCGAATTGAGAGGGCTTACAAATTTATCTTGATTCTTGCTGATTGTTTCAACACTCACAACCTTACGCTCGGTTTCGGTTTGGCGTGGTGCCGGGCGAATTTCTTGCTGCGGATTATAGCCGAATCGGGTTATTGCTTCGTCATAAAGCCGTTGTGCGACATTTTCGCCATTAGATGCCGCTTGTGCCGACAATATCAGTTTCTCTTTGATAAAAGCAGTTTCAATTTGTGAATCAGTCCATTGCGGAGCGATTCTCTTTATTGCGGTGGCAAATTCCTTTTTAGCGTGAGACATTGCCAAATCATAATCGGGCTTTTGCTGTTTAAAGTTGTTCTCAAAGGTTTCGACTTCACGCATTGCACCTGAAACAACCGCCTCGGCTTCTCTCTCTTTTCTGGCAGACTCAATTTTTGCCATATTTACTTGACGCTCAAGCCCCGATACTTCGGCATTCCAAAGCACCCAGCTTGCGGCATCTTGCTCTTTGTTCGGCTCGCTGTTGAGAAGATTGTTTAATTGTGCCTCTGCACTGTTAAGGTCAATTTGAGGGCTTGCGGCAATTGTCGGTTTTGGTGTTTCGACTTTTGGAATGCTTACGGCAGCTAATTGCTCTTTAAGGCGACGGTTTTCTTCTTTCTCTGCACGCAACTTTTGACGATAGGCAGCCCATTCGCCCGGGGTTTTAGGTTCTTGTTCTGCCGTCTCGCCTTCAGAGGTTTTTAATCGTTCGTCGCTTTCTCGTGATAAGCTGCCATTTTCCGATGTAGTTTCGCCGCTGCCTTGTGCGTTGTCGCCAAGTCCTCGCTGTTCTCCGCCATCGCTCTGTGGTGTTCCGCTTTCACTTTGTGATGCTCTGCGGGCAGCGATTCGCTCTCTTGATTGTTCTTCGTCATAATCTGATTCCTCTTCGGGTTGAATTTCAGGAAGTCCTAAATCTTCCAAACTAATGTTAGCAGCTTTCGCTTCTTCTTCAAGTGTTTCAAGTAGCATGTGGGGGTCTCCTAGATTACAATGTTGGGGTTTTTGTCGATTTGTGCAGCGTTTTGCACGGCTTCTGCCTTGGCAATCTTTTCAAAAGCATCGGCTTTTTTCTGCATTGCAGAGGCTTGAAGTTCGGGGATTTTTGCCATTTCCATATTGGCTTTGGCGGTATATGCGTCTTTTTTGGCGAGTTTCTCGGCAAGATTTGCTTGTGAGGTTTGTAGCTGTAACTGCATACCCATATCTTGCATGTATTCTTGCATTTGTGCTTTTTGTGGGTCGGTCGGCGGATTGAAAGCCTGCTGCAAAATTTGCAAATCATCTTGGTCGAGCGGCAAGTATTTTATGCTGATTCCAAATATCAACTTGGCAAGTTGTGGGTCGGTGTTAAGCACTTTGTCGGCAATTGCAGAAAGCACGGCAACATATTCTTGCTTCTCTTCTTGCGTTTGCGGAGCTTCGGTAATGTTTACGTCGTACTCAATCCCCATATATTGCGAGCTGATTTTTAGATAGTTCTGCTTGCCGTTTTGTCCGATTATCGGGAACATCTGCCCGTCGTTATTCTCGGCAAAGACTCGCATAAAGTCCAAAAGCAAACGGGCATGCTCAAGCTGATACTTGGTAATAGCGTCCGCATAATTTGCCAGAGTTGACATAACCTGCTTAATGCGTCGGGACTGTAACAAGGCGGTATCATTTTTATTCTCGCTACTGCCAAGGAAAGATTTATCAATCCCCGTTACTTCGTGAATATCATTTGCCGTAATCGTGATAATGTCTTCGTATCCGCTTGGTGATTGCGGAACTCGTTTAGGTTGAATCTTGCCGGCAGCCAAAGCCCCGGGCGTTACCGTAATAACTGCATCGGTTTTTGCCCAAGCCTGCTCAAAAGCCGATATATCATCGACTGCGTCCTCTTCAATGTAAACGCCGCCCTTTGAGTTTGTCGCAAGAATAAACATAACTTCGGTGAGGGCTTTATTGTAGTAAAGCGTCGGCTCAATCATCGGATTAACCATGCCCGTCCAGATTTTATTTTTGCTGTCGTAATCGCCTGTTTTAAACTTAATCGTAAAGCCTTGCTGGCAGGGGTTGCGGTATTTTGCGAAAACGTGGTCTTTCGATATAACCGCAGAATAATAAACCTTGCGACGGAACTCTTTGATTACAAGATTTTTTCCGAATATCTCAATCAGCTTTGCTTTTATCTCCCCGTTAAACGTCAATATGTCGGCTTTAGGTTTGAACTCAAACAAATCTTTGTCTTCGGGAGCTTGGGTTGCGGCAATGATTTCGAGCTGCTCAAGAAAGGTTTGATAAATATGCGGCACTTTGATTTTTAAAAGTGGATTGTCGCAGCGATAAAATTCTTCGTACTCATACCACTGGTAAAAATGCACTTTAACCTTGCCGCTATTTTCCCCAGCCCAATCGAGAGAGTTTTCACGGATTTTATTGTAACGTCCGCCACGAGAGTAAAATTTATAATCAGATTCATGCAAATCGCTATCGCTTACCATCTCAAAGTCATCTTCACGGGATTTTTGAAACAAATCTATTGCCATATCGATTTCATATATCTGCTCATAGGTGACATATCTTGCATCGGTTAAGCCCGTATCCTTAGCGTCGGGATCCCAGCCAACACAAAGAGGGTCGAGCCTGCCCATTATAACTTGTCCATTCGGATTGTTTGTCGATTGCCCGTTAGTATAGGTCATGCTCGTATCAATCGCACCGTAACCGCAAATCAACATATCGCCGTCTTGCTGTGTCTCGACTTGATCGGCAAAGGCATTTTGTCGGATATACTCGCTAAGTCCGTTTGAGTATTGCGTAAATGCTTCTTGCATTTTATCGGCGGCAAGGCGTGCCGAGTATTTCGGTTTGCGTCGGTTCTGTGCAAAGAAGCCTTTGACCGAGTTTACATAAGGCTTAATTTTACTGATTTGTACCATTGAACGACGGGCAACGCCACGATCATCAACCGAGCTTCTGCCAATCCAGTAATCGATAATGTCGCCCGAATAAAAAGCCTGGCACCTCGAAGTATTCTCGTATTGTTTGGCAAGGCGGTTGCGGATTTCTGCCCGATGCTTCTTGAACTGCCGCACTAAATCAAAATCATTTTTCATGTTGTTCCCCTAAAAATCTAACCATGATGCAATTTTATTGTCTCGCTTATGAATGTTATCCTTTGCTTTGACTTGCAGGCGTGGGAATATCATATTTAATTCTTGGTCATAAATGCGAGTAAGTGCATCAAGCATATCATCATATCGCCCACGGGGGAAGGTTGCCATTTCCTTATTTATTAGCTCGCTGACTAAATCATACTGCCGCCCCTCAATGTCGACATAGAGTAAATCGGTCGGAAAGTACCAGCGACCGTTTTGCAAATCAGGAATAAGCCGACGTATTCTGTCTTCCTTCGACATCTTGCCGCCAAGCTCGACAAGCGGAAACATATAATTTTCGGTACGCATCTTTTGTTTGATGTAGTGAGTATCAGACATAAGCCCGTATTTTTCATAACCGACTTTAGGAGATTTGCCTGTTAGTGAATTCCATTTACGATGCAGAGTAAAAAGGCTATCGATTCGCTCGGTCGGATTGAAGCGGTCACGGATAATGTCGAGCAGGTAATAATTATTATCACTGTTTAAACCGACGACGACGAAAGCCGTATAGTCTGAGTTTTTCTTTTTCTTACGGTTGGTGTCTTCACCGCCCGAAGCATCGCAGAGTATTGCAATGTTCATGCCGGCAGGTTTTAAAAATCCACTCTCGTAATAATGATTAACGAACCAGTCCGCCTTGAACTCACCGCCACCAATCGGCACAGGCTCTTGCAGCATCTGCCCTGCATAAACATAAGGCGACATCTCCGACATCTGGATTTCGTCAAGAATCTCACGGCTCAAACGGGCAGGGAATAGCAAATCGCCTTCTTCCATATCCCAAGTCAGTGTTTTACCGTGCCGCTCAAGGCTAATGTGAATATGCGTCTTAGTCTCAGCAGGCAATTTTAGATGAACAATATCCTTGTTGATTCCGAGCAAATGCCCTGCCGGGTCATCTTCATGAAGCCTTTGCATAATCATCAGCAGCTTGCCGATTCGCCTATCGTTGAAGCGATTAAGCACGGTCGAGCGTATTTTCTCGTTGGTCGCATCTCGGATTGCGTCGCTGGTCGCATCATCTACTTTCAGAGGGTCATCGATTATTATCCAGTTTGCACCCTTACCCATAATCACACCGCCCAAGGAATCAGCATAGAACGAGCCGCCCTCGTTTGTGCCGAAGTCGGTTATGCGGTCAAGCCCTCCGATGGTCACCCCGGGGAAGCAGCCCTTGTAAAAATCGCTCTGCATAATTGCTTTACAGCCAAGGGCGTTTTGCTCGATGATTGAGTGTCCGCTCGATACGTTCATAATCTTTTCGGTTGGAGTATTACCAAGCAACCAAGCAGGCAAGGCTTGCGAGCAGGTGTAACTTTTAAGCGAACGGGGAGGCACGTTAATAATCAGCTTGTTAATCTGCCCGTCGTTCATGGCTTCAAGGTGTTCACAAATACAATCGATGTGCCAATTGTTTTCAAACTTAACGCCTGCATTCATTGGCGTTTCATTAAAGGCAAAGCGGACGAACGCCCGTAAACTGGAGCGACAAAGCTCGTGCAAATGGTCGTCCAGTAGCTCGCTCATTTCTGCCTTGTTATGAAAGTGTTAATCTCTAAAAATCCCTCGCTCGGCACTTCTTTAACCTTGCCACGCTTTGCAGCATAACCATGACGGGCAAGCCAATCATCGATAAATTGCGTCGCCTCACTTACCAGCTCAATGCCGCCCTTAAAGATAAACTTGTAATGCAGAGGCGTTTTGTGAACTATCATAAACGGATCAATCATTGCACAACCTCCGAGCGGCTTCAATCAAATCATGCAGCGGCACACGCATATTGCAACTGTCGTGCTTCAACTTGGTAACGGTTAGATTTACAGCGTCACCGCTGAAACTATACGAAAGCCCACGCTCTTTATATTTATCCAGTTCCTTGCAGACTTCCGCCTTAGGCAACGTCGTAACGATAAACGAGCTTTTCGGGTGCTTTGGCTCTATCCGAGCGGTCGGCTTGGCTATAACCTTATCAACTGTAGCCTGAATCTTGCCAAGTAGCTTGTTCTTATCCCAGCCGAAATCAACTTTAAGCCCGATTGCCGTAGCGATTCCCCGTAATTCGGTTATGGTTTTAGTTTCGAGTGTCATCTCTGAAAATATCCCTAAAAATCCAAAATATGATAAACATACTGATAAAGTGCATATTCAACCTCTGGTTGTTAAATTAAAGTCTCCGCTCGGTGTTTTTGAGCATTTTTTCACCTAACCGCACCAAAAATACAACTTATGCGTGTCATTCTGAATAGCCAATCAAGCGTTCGGAGTCGGTCAAAACTCTTTCTTGCACGTTTATTTTCGGCAAAATACGGCAAACACTCTCAGCACACTTCACAATAATCTTTAGCGGCTGGTTGTAAGTGCCGCTATCCTCGAGCAAGTTTTGTGTTACTTCTTCTTGATTAGTCAAGCGGTTAAAGCGTCTAACGCTCGCACCCGTCGCACGAAATAGCCATGTTTGCGTGTCATCATTGAACCAAGCCTGCAAACCTCGCTCTGTTTGTGCAGAAATCGCAATCTTGATTTGCTCTTTAGTATTTACGGGAGCAGGCAAATTATCATCTTTAGGCTTATCCAACGCAGGCAATACCTCGCTTTTTGGTGCATCGAACAAAACGCAGACTTTCTCAAGCAATGTTTTATGCGATTCATGATTCACATTAGGAAACCCAGCTTTGCTGGCAAAAGATTTAAGCTGTGAAAACGTCATCATTTCAAAGGTTTGTCTATTTATCATTTTGATTATCCTGTTGTTTTGCAAAAAATGCGGTTACTTCTTCTTGATAAGCCTTGAGACGGTCGCCTTCCAGCTTTTTGGGTGCTTGCTGCACTATATGCGTGATAGTGTCCGATACCTTTCCCTCGTTGCGGTCGGTCATCTTGTCGAGTGCGTTCACGTCGCCAGTCAAAGCCTTCTTAACCCAAGCAATTGCCGCCTGCTGTGCTATCGTCGGCTTGTGTCCCTGCTCTTTGTATAACCGCATATAAACATCGTCTATATCGCAGTCCATGCTAGCAATCTTGCGGATTTGAGCGTTTATTTGATTGGGCTTCGGTTTGTCATCGCCTGCCTCGGTATAACGGGGATTAGCCCGCACACCGCCAAATTGCGTGGCTTTTTCAGCTTTTTTTAAGCCCTCTGATTTTTTTTTACCAGCCATGGCACTATTAGCCTAATTGTTTGTTTATGTCTTTATATAGTATCTTATTGATATATTTTAGGCAATGATTTTATGTATATAAAGCAGACGCTTGTCATTTTTCTTTGATTTTATTGCATTTTTATGTATTTTACGTTTGACAAGTGCAACGTCTTTTGCTATAAATAATTACATAAGGCAACAACAACAAAAAGGATTAAGACAATGACAAAAGAAGGATTCAGCTATTCGGGTGAAAAACAAATAACAAAAAGAAAATTTATTGCCGGTATAGCAAACAATAATAATTTTAAATTATTTAATAAATTAACCGGTGAGCTTTTAGGGGAATTTAACACTGCGAAAGAAGCCGATAAAGCAAGTCGTATTGCAACAAAAAAAATGATTTTGTGCCGCTTAGAAGCTAGAACGGCATAACACACCCAAACAAGAAAGAAACAATATGCAAAATAAAACCTTATCAGAAATGCTTAACGATGCCCTTAATTGCCCGGGCAAATTATTAGAGG